ACGGAGCAGGAATCGAAGGAGAGCAATCAGGAATGTGGCGAGAAATGGCACGGATTATTGGCGAGGTTCGACCAAGATTCGCATTTGTGGAGAACAGTCCAATGCTCGTTACTCGAGGACTTGAACGAGTCCTTGCAGACCTTACCGCAATGGGGTATGACAGTCGGTGGGGAGTTATATCTGCGGCAGACGTTGGTGCAAACCATAAACGAGAACGAATCTGGATTAGATCAGAAAAACGAAACATTTCCGACACCCAAAGCACAAGACAGCAGACACGCATTGTATCGACACAACAATTCCAAAGACAACCATTGGAAAAGCAATTTAGGGGAAGTTATATCGGCACAAGTAAATGGTGGGCATCTGAACCCAGTGTGGGTAGAGTGGATGATGGGGTGGCCGCCAGAGTGGACAGACTTAAAGCCATTGGAAATGGACAAGTCCCACTATGTGCAGCAACAGCTTGGGAGTTATTAAGATGAAAAAAAAAGACAAAATAGACAAGTTTGACAGACCTGCATACAAAACACCTAAAACGCATACACGAACTGGCAGCATGACAGTATTGGAATCACCAAGTCGAATTGCTAAAACTTTGTTTTATCCAGACGGGAAGATTGAACGTGAAACTAATTCAAAAACTTAGAGAATCATGGTTAACGCACCAAGAGATTGACGAACTTGAGGAATACGTCAAGCAATTAGAAGTAGACGCAAACCGCTATAAATGGCTAAACAAGTACACAAGTCAGCTTTTTATGGTGACTGAGGAACAGACTGACCAACAAGTTGACATTGCAATGGGGAAGAAACATGACAATTAAACAAGAACAGCTTTTTGCTTTGTTTTATTATAAAAACGGTAGCTTGTATTGGAAACACAGCAGTAACAGAAAAATTAAAGCAGGCTCTATGGCGGGTGGTATTGATAACAAAGGCAGAATAAGAATTTGTATTCAAGGTAAAAGCTATCAAGCGCATAGGCTTATTTATCTTTGGCATTACGGTTTTATGCCTGATATGTTAGATCATATTGATGGAAACCCAATTAACAACAACATAACAAATTTAAGAGCAGCAAATTTTTCAACAAATGGTTTTAATCGAAAAATTGGCGCAAACAATACATCAGGAATAAAAGGTTTGTGTTGGAATAAAAAGTCACAAAAATGGCAAGCAAGCATTAAAGCTAACAAAAAAACACACTATTTTGGTTATTACAAATACAAAGATATTGGTGCAATTGTTTTAGATATGGCTAGGCAAAAACTGCACAATTCATTTGCGAGGTTTGCATGATTGACAATCCAGAGGACGAGGCTTGGGACGAATTGGAACGCAAACAACAAAAGAAAGCTAAACCCGTCACGGAACGGGAAGCTCTTAGGATTGCGTACAACGCATTAATTGAGATAGATAAGGAAACACCTTACCCGCTAGCAAAACACGCTGCAATGGTCATTAATGGCGTTTTAAACGTATCCGCAACGGATTGGGAAGCTGTTGCAGCAGATCAAGCTATGACTATTGCAATGTCACGCATTGATGACGATGACATTCAAGAATACAAGCAGCCTTGGGTTGGTCTGACTGATAAAGACATTGATGATTTTGATATTTATTCGGGTGATACTTTAATAAGTTTGGTTCACGCCATTGAAGCCAAACTAAAGGAGCGCAACAATGGATAACCAACTAGACTTTTTTGTAGCGGCTCAACAACAACCGTTAGTTGATGAAATTAAACGATTGTCTGAATTAAACCGCTTGTTAATAACTTTGGCGCAAGAACTAATGGCAGCACCTGATGTCGCAGAGTGGGACGATGCCTGTAGCAAGCTAGCAAAAGTCATTATTGCTGAGAAAAACAAATGAGCTACATAGTTGCGTCCCTCCCACCTCTCAAATGCTTTGTACGGCGTGAATTCTTGTACAACTTCACCAAAGGACACGGTGAGTATGAACCTGCTATCTGGGTCAGTATTAAAGCACTTAGGGGTCAAGTATTCCGCATAGAAAGCCTATTGCCAGCTTACGGTGCGTTATATGACAAGTTACCCATTCACGCCTATGTCTGGCACACAGATAGCCCTGCAAATCTACCTATTGACACCCTCCAGCTATGGGACTGCATGGGGTACAAGTTTACGGTGATTGAAAAGATTGGCTTGCGTAACCTTGGGGTCAAGTTTTTAAGTAAAGACAAACAATGGCACTTTGGCACTTACCTGTTTACCGTAGACTTTTGCGCTGACGGACAAGACCTTGACACAGGGTTCACAGAGCAAGCTGAAGAACACAAGTCATTTAACTTTATTCGGTTAGAAAACGGTCAGTTTGCTTGTCAGCCTAACAACAGGTGTTTGTGGTATGACCAAAGCCTAATCCCAAGTGAAACTAAGTTTCCTGACTTTCAAGCAGCACAGACTTTTTGGACGGTAGACGGTACACGCAAGTGGAGTGCTGGTGACGATTGGTTTTACGACATGAAGGAAAGAAATGGACTTTGACCCTCACGAAAGCATCAATTACATATATAAAAATGCACCAGAATACGGTAAAGCAAAGGGTAAGGTTGCAGAGCTTGAAACGTACAAAAGCAGCTTAAAAGCTATTTTGATGAAGCAAAGCTATGAAACCGCTATCGGAGCGCAAGAAAGGGAAGCCTACGCACACCAAGACTATCAAAATTTATGTGTAGCTATCGGTCAAGCGGTAGAACACGCTGAAACCCTTAAATGGAGGCTCGAAGCGGCTAAGATGAGGTTTGAGGCATACAGGACAGAGCAAGCAAGCAACCGACACTTAGAACGGATGACAACTTAATGTACAGAAACCCAAAACTTTTAGTTGCTTGTAGAGAAATACCTTGCCAACTATGCGGCGCAGAAGATGGTACGGTGGTTGCAGCGCACAGTAACCAGTTGCGGGATGGTAAAGGCAGAGGGCTTAAAGCAAGCGATTATCGCATTGCATCACTATGTTTTCGATGTCACACCGAAATAGATCAAGGTAAAGACTTAAACAGAGTAATGCGAGTAGAGCTTTGGGAACTAGCACATCGAAAGACTATTGGTGAACTGTTTGAACGTGGTCTTATAGTATGCAATTAACCCTAGAGCTACCATTGCCGCCTAGCGTCAATACCTACTGGCGCAACTTTAGGGGGCGAACCGTACTTTCCGCAGGGGGTAGGGAATACAAGATTGCAATACAAGAGTATGTTGCAACGCACAACTTACCTAAGTTTGGTCAAAAACGGTTAGGTGCGTCAATTACTATCTTCCCAAGGGACAAACGGGCTATTGACTTGGATAACCGATTAAAGGCTTTATTTGACAGTTTGCAGGACGCAGGACTATTTGACGATGACAGTCAATTTGACCGCATATACATCAGCAGGGGGGTGATTAAAAAGGGAGGTGGTTGTACAATTACAGTAGCCACCATTGAAAACGAGGCGTAAATGGACTATCCAGCTACTTTTGTATCAACCCTGCTGCACAGCGCAACGAATACGCATTTTATGCACTTTCAGACCGAAAGCTACGCAGAACACAAGGCGTTGCAAAAGTATTATGAGGGTATTACTGACCTTGTAGACCAGTTTACAGAAGCGTACCAAGGTGCATACGACAAGATTAAAACGTATCCGGATGACTTTCACGTTGCAAAGAATCCGCAACGGTATCTTAAAAGTCTGTGTGATTTTGTGAAAGAAATCCGCACAGAGCTACCGCAAGACAGTCAATTGCAGAATATTATTGACGAAATAGCACAATTGATTGATTCTACGCTTTATAAACTTCGTTTTCTTAAATAGGAATTAGCATGGATAACCCCGAAAAACTAGCTCAAATGCTTCAGCAGCAGCAAGCTATGAAGTTCTTGCAATCCTTGCAAGGTATGCAAGGTGCTGGCGCAATGACTGACGCAGACCGAGGACAGATGATGCAGGGTCAGATGTCTGATTTAGACGCTCAATTAATGAGCAGACCATCAGCACCAATGTACGGTCAACCAATGCAACAGGGTGAGTTTAATCAACAACCCGTACCTATGTTGGGCGCACCTATGCAGCAACAAGGTCAAATGATTCGTCCTAGCGCACCAATGCCAACAGTAGGCGGTATGGGTCAAGGCGCAATGAGCAACAGAGATTTAGAAATGATGCGTAGGATGCCAAAATAAAGGTGCATCATGGACGAAACCACAAACTTTGATGCAAAAAGACTAGCTCAATTGCTAAGTCAGCAAGGTAACAACGACAGCATTAGCAATTATTTGCGTGTCGCTGGTGGTCAGATGCTAGATATGCCAGTACCAAGAGGTGTACCAGAGGGATTTTTGACCCCACAACAAACCTTTCAAAGCGGTATAAATGCAACTCCGCTTATGATTGGCGCAAACATCCCAATGGGTCAAGGAAGCCTGCAAGCTAACGTAATGGGCGCAAATGTAAACGCACCGGGCTTTAGTCGAACAGGCATCAATGGAGTGGGACTAGGTTATTCACACCCCGTAGGCGGTGGAAAACTCACCGGAACTGTTAATGTCCCAACACAAGGTTCTGGTTACAACGCTATGTTGCAATACAGCAAACAGTTTTAAAAAATAAGATACAATTAACCTATCTAAAGCTCTACAACAATTGAGAAAAGATATGGATAGTAAAAAACAATTAAAGAATATTAAGGGTGCTGGTAGACCGAAAGGAGTACCCAATAAAAGCACTACAAAGGCTCGTGAGGCGATTGCAGCTTTTGTTGATGGTAATGCACACCTATTGCAAGAATGGCTTGAGCAGATTGCTATAGACGATAGGTACGGGCCAAAGACAGCGTTTGATTGCTTTATGGCTGTCGCTGAATACCATGTTCCTAAACTAGCTAGACAAGAACACGTTGGTGCAGACAATGGCCCGATAGAACTGGTGGTCAAGTGGCAAGACGAGAAGTAACGCTTCCGTACACCCCTCGCAAAGCGTTTAGTCCATTCCACAACAGAACAGAACGCTGGGCTTGCTTAGTTGCTCACCGTAGAGCAGGAAAGACGGTAGCAGCTATCAATGACATCGTTCGTGCTGCATTGATGAGCAAGGACGAATACCCGCTATATGCGTACATAGCACCTTACCGTAGTCAAGCTAAGTCTGTTGCTTGGGACTACCTCAAGCATTTTGCTGCACCTGTACTTAAAAGCTCAAATGAAGCGGAATTGACCGTAGAGCTAGTTACGGGTGCAAAGATACGTCTTTTTGGTGCTGATAACGCTGACGCTATGCGAGGTTTAGGCTTCTCCGGTGTCTTTATGGACGAGTACGGTGACTTTAGACCTAGCGTATGGGGTAACGTCATTCGTCCGACTTTATCTGACAAACAGGGTTGGGCAGTCTTTGCGGGTACACCAAAGGGCAAGAACCAGTTCTGGCAAATCTATGACCAAGCTAACAAAAGCGATGGGGAATGGTTTTGTTTAAAGTTAGCAGCGTCAGAATCTGGGTTATTGCCGCAATCTGAGTTAAATGCTGCAAGAGCACAAATCTCTGATGACCAGTACCTGCAAGAGTATGAGTGTTCATTTTCCGCTGCCCTGATTGGCGCATATTATGGAACAGACCTACGACTTGCAGAGGACGAAGGACGCATTACAAACGTAGGTTATGACCCGCATCTACCAGTTCATACGGCTTGGGACTTAGGGTATAGAGATGACACCGCAATCTGGTGGTATCAAGTTGTCCGTAACGAGATACATTTAATCGACTTTTATGCGATTTCTGGTGCTAATATTGGAGAAATTGCTAAAATAATCAAAGAAAAGCCCTATAAATACGGAAAACACAATCTTCCGCATGATGCAA